AGGGATATGAATGGTGCAGACCCACCTCCCATTCTAATCATAGAGATTAATGTAGGTATTGGGCATCGGGATTGTCCATCCAATACTTATAGTAATCCCTACTGTGGACATTACTGCTAAATCCGAGTTCTCTTGTTAAGATTGTGAGGAAATTAAACATGCTGTCCTCATTCACATATTCCCTCATAAGAGCATCCAGAATTTGGGGCGTGAGCTCGATGTTCTTGTAGCATAACGAAAAGATATGTTTCGAAACGTACATAGGTCTCGGCCCATCATCATTCCATTCCCGACCCAAAAATTCCAGAGTTTCGGAAACACTTTTTATAACAACACCAAATCTCTCATACATTTGCTTATCAACTGCATGCTCTTCAGCTTGGAGAGTATCATCGCCTACCGCAACAACCATGGGGTAAGGGGATATTCCTTTCCTAAACGAATATAACAAATGCAGCATCACTTGGCATCTACTGTTGATAGATATTGTGTTTACACATCCGCTTTTAATGATGCCCGGATACATTTGTCTGTAAATCCGTCCATCACCAAGGATCAGATGTGCGTCATAAAAGGCATTTTCATAGACTTTAGCAGCCTGTGTTATCCAATCGTCGTCAGTGTGTATCAGCCGTCGTCTAAGCTCCAAATCAAGTTCAATCATCCACTCACTGGCAGTCCAATCCCATGCGGTCTTGTCGCTACCAAAGAACAATTTGTTCTTCATCCAGCGATTATAATGCTCTTTCCACCCACCAAAAGGCAACACCATTCCTTGGACACTGGGAATGCTCATTGATTCGTTAGCCTCAAGTTCATTAGATTTTGCAAAAAGCATGTGCCACAAAACTTGAACATCTAGAGGACAACACTGGATCAATCTCCAGCGTTTGTTCTCCATCTTGCTAGTTTTATGCGGCTCACGCTTTATGAAAACTTTCCAATAAGAAAAGAGCTTGGGTTCGCGATAACATACATTTACCATGTGCCAAAGTTCTGATAGTCTTTGGGGATCGAAGTTCATTCCGTCGAACTTTAGCCAACCTCCGATAGTAGGAGCTGTTCTGCTAAAGCCATAACCCGGTGAGCTACTGAATTCTAAGCAACGAACCACCTTCAAGAAATTATCATAGCAGAACCAATTATAATGGTCCACTCTGACACTCTCGTAAAGCTGCTCCATCACATACAAAATCCTGTCCATCTCATCGCGAGTCGGGATCTCCGCCTGCCGTGCGATTTTGAAGAAACTTGAATGTGCTACTAAAGAATCGAATTCATCACTAGGATTTATTTTAGGATAAACTCTATTCTTTATTCCCTGTGCTATGTAGCTATAAGGGGTATTATACTGGTGAACTACTGAGAGGCATTCTCCTGATCTTCCTTCAGGAGCCTCCAATAATCCATCAGTTCGGTTTCCGTCAATGCTCGGATCCAGCCATATCTTTTCTCCGCTCCCTTTGAGCGGGAGCCCGATGGAGACGCCGCAAATCTTTGCAACTGCTGCTGCAACTCTGCAGTTCCACCGGAGATCACTTTTCTGGTGGGAGCTGTAACCTTCTCCGACATATTCGAAGCCCCAGGGCTCAGCCGAGGGGCTCCCAACGGAAAAACCGACTCAACCTCTCTATCTGCATAGACCAGTGAGTTCCATTGTTCCTCTGAAGCATGTTTCCTAAAAACGTCTTTATTGACAACGTGGAAACGACCTTGCGAACTGGCGTAGATTTCGTCAGCCGTGATATAATCGACTTTGACTCCGTCTCGCAATTTCCCTCCATCAAACCAACGTTGATTAATAAAGTCCCAAGTATCATCATCTGAAGATTCCATGGTCTTGTCCATTTTGCTCGAGACCAAAGCTCTAACAAAATCGGCTGCAATTCCCAAATTCTTCTTGCCGCCATTCAAATGAATTCCCAGAGTCAAATTTCCACTCGTATAAAGAGCCCCAGAGTATCCGTGACATGTTGTTGCCATGTACCTGACACTTCCAAAACTCTCATCATCAACTTTCAAAATGCCTGAGGTGCCGAAACGCTTTACTCCGACAACACTAGCGGCTGTTGGCTTCGTTATCCATCCGATACTAACCTGAGATATACCGAGCTGACTCCAAGTGCTAGAAGAGACGTTGTAACCAAGCAGATCAGAATACAAGAAGACTGGCTCACCAGCCAACTCAAACTTGCAGTCCGGTCTGTCCGGATGACAGATATAAACGACACTACTGCCGGATGAGTAACGACACGTTCCAATGACATGTTCTGGCACAACCAGAACATTCCAGAAACGGGCTCCTTTACCAACAGCATTCCCGTTAACGTCCACCACCAACGCCTCACCACGTTTGTGAAACATTTCGGTTTCCTCACTTCCCTGAACGATTGACTCAGGAAATCTCTGGGCGGCCCACGAAGTCCGCACCATGGGTCTAGGATCTTTCGGCTTACGAAACCAAGACAAGATCTTAGTAACGCTAAGAAACAACTTAGACGTCTTGAGCAGGTACTCTAAAATGCTGGTGTTATTTTCTCGCAACCAGCTGTTAATGCGCGAGTAGAGCGCCATGCTCGAAACTGCTAACGCTGCGAAATTTCTAACATAACTACTTGTCAGAAAATCCTTGAATAAGTTCCACGCATTAGAACCCATCGTTCTTACTAATTGCTTAATAAGCGCTAACACAGTTTGATCTTCCATAATTCAAAATTTTCCTTCTCAATTTCAAATTCTAATGAAAGGGTCTAAAACTCAATATTTAAAATTTCAATCACCTTAATATTGT